CGTCTAAAGCAAGTATGTGAGCGCACTTATGTTCGTGCGGTATTTCCGAATGATCGGTATCTAATATATTACTCTCTGGGTGTGCAAAATCAACAGTAAATAAGTAAGCACCACTGTGCCATTTTTTGTCTTTGCCTATGTACTTGCCGGATTGTCCGTCCAAGATATCCCAAGAAGTAACAGCAGGATAGTAACTAAAAGAATTCCAAAGCTGAAGTTCATCAAGTCGTCTTCGTGGTACTTCATCTGCCTTAAAACCCCGTTGAATAAACGCGCTAATAGGGAGGCGATAAAATACTGCACCACTCTCCATAATACAGTGAAAGAGTATAGCACGCCCAGTAATAGCTGTAAGGCCGAAGATAATACAGTCTTCAACTTCTCCATGATGCTTTTTAAGATCGTATAAATATTCTCTCTTAATTTGTGCATATGTTACAGGTATGTTTGCGTTTAAATAAGCCATAGTTAGTCATAAATATCTCCCCATGTTGACCCCGACTCATAGTCAACTTTGTTAGGGACTTCCAAACTAACAGCATTTTCCATAATTTCAACAATTTTTTTAGCGTGCTTTTCAGACTCAACTGAAACATCTAATTCGTCGTGAATTTGTATATGAGCTACAATACCTTCTTTATATAATTCTAACATAGATTTTTTTGTCATATCTGCTGCAGATCCTTGTATTAATTTATTTAAAGATTTGTAAGTATAAGCTCTTTTAATCCCTGGTCCGTGTTCCTGTAGTGCTTCTTCATGAGGCAAGGCTTTGTGCATACCAAATTGATTCGGTTCCCATAGATGAAACCTACAAAGTCTACCAAGTAAAGTTCTAATTTGACCACGTTCTTGAGCTCTATTAGATGCGCTACTCATCAACTGTTTAACAAAAGGTACTTTAGCGTGATACTGCTCAAACAATTCTGCAGCTTTTTCTTTTGATACACCTAACTCAGCTTGTAGTTTTGCTTTACCCATACCATAGAATAATCCTAAGTTAATTGTTTTAGCTTGTGATCTTGGTATGTTAGCCATTTCAGCTACAGTCTTGTGGAAGTCTGTATTAACATCATCTTTATAAGAATCAACAACATCATAGACTGAAGGAAAATTATGTAAGGCTGCATAGTGAACAACGAGCCTTGGTTCTTGTTGAGAGTAATCAAAACAACCCCAAGTACATCCTTCTTCAGGTAAAAATAAAGATCTAATCATAGGTCCTAGATCCTTGTTTCTTGCAGGTAGTTGCTGAAGATTCGGATTTGAGTAAGAAAACCTCCCCGTAACTGTACCACCTTGATCAGATCTAATTTGATTTATATCTGCATGTATTCGGCCTTTGTTTTCGTACCTTATAATCGTATCAATAAATGTCGTATGAGCCTTGTTTATTTCTCTAGCTTTTGCTATTTTCTGTACTAACGGATTATTATGTTCTTGTAAAAAGTTTTTAGTAAAGGAGGGTGACTGTGATTTTTCGGTTCTTTCATAAGGCAAAGCAAGTTTGTCAAAAACTTTGGCTATCGATCTTGCTGCCCATATTTGCACATCTATACCTGTTTCTTCTTTTACTTGGTACATTAATTGCTCTTCTTGTGTACATAGTTGTTGTTTCAATTTATGAGCTCGTTCGATATCGACACGAACCCCTTTAAATTTCATATCAACTAAACAAGGGAAAAGATCTGTCTCAAGATTAAATATAGATTCTATATCTTGATGTATAATTTCTTTTTTAAATGCTTGCCATAATTCTAAAGTTAACTCTGCATCTTTTTCTGCATAAGCTCCAACGTGCATTGCCGGTAGTTGCCACATATCTGCTTTTGGATCTAGTCCTCTAGACTTAGCCTCTTGATTTAAAGCTTGTTCATTTTTACCATGGCCTAAGTAATCCCAAGAAACAGAGTTTAAAGAATATTGAAATCTATTTTCATCTACTAAGGAAGCTGCAATCATTGTATCAACAATCAAACCATTTATTTTAATACCCATAGCTTTAATCCAACATACATCGTACATTGCATTGTGAAATATTTTTATAGCATTTGTTGCCATTATATCTTTGAACCATTCTAAAGTTTTCTTTCGATCCATATTAGGTCCTGAGCCGTGAGCAATTGGAAAATAAAACTTTCTTCCAGGTACAGCTACAGCTATACCTACAACTTCACCATTACCAATAACTGCTCCAGATCCTTTCTTTTTAAGATCAGGATCTCTTGTTTCTAAGTCGACTGCTATTTCTTCATATTGACGTAAATCAGGATATTCTTCAGGTTCAATCCATTCAGTCTGTGCTGTAAATAAAGGTACTCTCATTTCTTTTTCCTTTTCATATCTTTTAATTTCTTAATTTCTAATTCGCAATAATGTATTATCTTTTCTAGATCTTCTATACCATTTTTTGTAAGATATCTACACACATATTTTATAACGTTCCCTTGGAAGAACGAAAGATTATTTTTTGAAATAAATTCATAAGGTTGAATGTGAAAATTTTTGTAATGTTTTCCTCCTATTTGCTTTTCTTGTGGTTCTAGATCTTTGAATATACTACTATCCGTCATAGTTGATAACCGTACCTTTCTTTTGCTGGTTTTAAGACATATAGATTATGTTTAGATCGAGTTGCTCCTACATACCAAACTCTATGCTCCTCATCCTCTTTGTCTTGATTTAACTCTACTGAGTCTCTTATTTTTTTGGTATTATCTAAAACTAAAATAACATTATCTTCTTCTCCACCTTTTGCTCCGTGAATGGTTGATACTTCTATTCTAGGTTCGTCTGATAATTTTTCTTTGTTTCCTAACATTGTTCTTATGTAGAAACATTCTTCTTGATCTGCGTTAACAAAAACTTGATACCATATATCTTTTTTAGAATAACAAATATCTTCTATAGTAACATCTGATTTATTTTTTAATTCACTTTCAGGAAAATCTTTAGCTAGATAATCAAATACATCCTTACAATCAGATATTGTTATAGTATTACCTTTTGTAAGTTCTCCCCATTTTAATATACATTTATATAATTTTGCATCATAACTTTTTCCGTATTTTGTTTTATAATACATACTTTTTTCTCTAAGCTGTTTACAAATTTTATCTCTTCGATAAGTTGTTCTTGTTAAAATTAACCACCTATCTTTAGTTAGATCTAGATTATCTGTATCATAAATATATTCTACCTTACCTTCGTTTCCTTTTTTAGCTAGATAGTTTTTTTCTTTCCTTGTTTTAATTCTACTTAAGATAACATTTGAAAGATTCTGTACAGATAGAGGAACTCTTTCTGATTGATCTAATACTATTTCATCTGCAGGTTCATTTAAAAATCTTTTAACATCAGCACCCGCCCAAGCAAATATAGCTTGGTCATCGTCTCCTGCTAAAAATAAATGTTTACATTTTGTTTTTAAAACATCAAACATGTTCCATTGGATAGGTGATAGATCTTGGGCTTCATCAATAAAAATATATTCTAATTCTTGGCAATCGTTTTTCTTTTTAACAAACAAATCAATCATATCATTAAAGTCATATAAGGTATTATTTTTTTTAAAATTATTATAATTCAAATAAATATGTCCAAGTGTTTCATAATCTATTTCTCTACTCCATTCATTGGAGTTAAACTCTTCTTCTACTGAAATATTTTTTACTCTAGCTTTATTAATAAGTTTAAAGTATTCACTATTAAAACTTAAATAACCACTTTCATCTCCACCGTCAGTAACTCTTAAATTTAAATCTCTACCTATTTGTTCGTAATGTTCGGATTGCATTACTCTATCTTCGCTCATACCAATAGTTTGGAAGGCAAAAGAATGTAGTGTTCTAAAATTTTGTAAGTCATCTTTACTTAATAAATGAGATACTTCTTTATCTTCTAATAATCTTTCTTTAGCTTCCCTAGCTGCTTTCTTTGTAAACGCAAAGTAGCCTATTTTTTTGGGATCTATCTTTTCATTTAAAATAAAGTTTTTAACGTGATTTAATAAAGTTGTTGTTTTACCTGTACCTGGAGGACCAAAAATCTTTGTAATCATTAATATATATCCTCTTTAGATTTAAGAGGTATTATCTCACCTTTAGTTACACTTAGATCTCTAGATTGAATAGGTATCTTAACCACAGATACGGCAGGATATTTACTATCCTCGTTTCCATCTTTTTTAGGAAATCTTTTCTTAATAGCAAACTCTGCTTTAAATAAAGTTTGCATCATCTCTGCTGTTCTATCTCTTTTTTCTTTCCATTCTTTATTCTTCAATGAGTTATAAAAATTATTATAAGTAAAGAAAGCTTCATCACCATCAATTAAAGTTGCACCACTTTTAAATGCAGCATAGTTTTCTGCTTTAGGACCTTTAAGATAAGCAATTAAATATTCATCTAATAGTTCTTCAGGAGTAGTTCCTTTTGGTGGAGATGTAATTAATTTAGGTGGAAATAAACCATCTAATATATCTTGAAAAGAATCTTGTTTTACTTTTGGAGGTACAATTCCTGCTGAGTTACCAATGATGGCTCTAAGTTCATCTTGAATAATAATTTGTTTTATAGTCTTTGCTCTAACTTCTTTTGTACTCTCACCTACAGTAACGTTAAAAGTATATTCAGGTTCTGGATAATTTATTTTTTGTAAACCAGTTAAAGGAGGAAACACTTTTCTTTTATCTGATAAGTATCCAAATCTTCTATGTTTACATTCTGCCTTTACACAAACGGGTTGGATAGGATCTTCATTACAAGTATGTCCCTTCATCTCTCTTTTCCAAGAGGCTAGTTTCTTTTTAGTTTTTTCTTCTGTCCAATCTAAAATACCTTGCGCATTTGTTTGAAAATATTTAGTTGGAGCTGCTTTAACCATCTCTTCCCAATTATCTGGGTATTTCTTTTTAGCAAATACTGCGTAGTTATATAAAAATCTATCTCGGCCATCACTAAGTTTTTCTTTTGTTAGTATACCTAAACAAGGAGGACCATCAGAAAATTCTTCACTTCCCCCACTTAGTATTTCTTTCATATGAGTAATACCAAATTCTTCTAGTTCATCTGCTGTATAAGTATTAGCATCAATAACTTGTACAAATTGATCAAAAGTAAAAGGGACTCCATCAAAATTAAAAGCTGTTCGTTCTGTTTTGTTGTAGTAAGGAATATTTATAAATTGTCCATCAACGTATTTACCATCAGAGTCTTTTCCAAGTTCTGTTTGTTTAGGATATATCTCTATGTTAGTTGGAAGTTTTAAAGCAAACAATAATTTCTCTAAAAAATTTCTTATAGTAGCAGCTTTGATAGGTTCTTTTAGAAATACATATAAATGCATTCCACCACTTTTAGATTTAATAGGAACTAAAGGTAGTTTGTATTTTTGAATAATATCTAAATATTTTTTAAAAGGAAAATCTTTATAGCTATGTTGTTTATCATCTATATCAATGGCACCAAATCTTGCCATACCTTGATCATCACACGGTTGAATACCTATAGAGGTAGATCCATTTAAATGTTCTAAGTAATCATTTTTTGTAATAGCTCTATGTACCCATTTATATATAGGTTTAGCTTTGCCTGTAGAAGGATCTATAGTTGTTTGCGATAAATCTGCTACACCAAAATTTCTTTGTAAGCCTGAAAAAGCTTTTATAAATATATCTTCCATAAATTAAATAGTATGGGCGACTTTCTTCGCCCATACCGATGTTAAAAAACTAGAAGTGTGTTCCTGTTTTATTTTCCGTTTTGTTAGCTTCGCCGTGTTTAACTTGAACGTCTCCTTTAGAAACGCTTTCAGAAAAACTTTTACCTTGTTGATAAAGCGCAGCATCTTCAACTGCACCGACTTTACTAATTTCCCATCCAAACCAAGTTCCTTTATCATTAGACTGTTGAACAGTTCTTAATTGATAAATGTGGCTATAAGATGCCGGAGTAAATAGACCGTTTTTACCCTTCATTTTTATACTAGACACCATACTATTCCATTTTCTGCTTATCTTTAATTGAGTTGATTTCATTGAAATCAAAGCAGTTGATGGATTTTCTGAGTTAACTATTACAAAGTGACTTGCTGTCTTTTCTACATAGTTACCATTTGGTAATCTATCTTTATAAGAAGCATCTCTTTTAGTTTTAGTTAAGATGTCGCTTGAAGAAGGGTGTATTCCTACTGGAGCACCTGATCCTTCGCCTCTGTCTTGCCATTCAATGTATTCTAACTTGTAATGACAAGGCACCACTTGGATCCCTTTTTCACCGTCAAACAACTCTCCTGTAACAGAGTTGAAAATCATTCCAGGTTCTGCACCTTTAATGTATTTCCCATCTCTCTTATTAACTTCTGGAGATAGTTGTCCTAGTATTTTAAGAAAAGGTAATGCAAGATCATCATGACCTATATTACCTAATCCTTTATCTGCATCTGCTTCAAACAGATTGACAGACAATGCACCAGCTGTAGCTTTGTTTGCTATGTCCGATGTTCCTTGGTTCTTTGTTCTTTTTTCACTACTCATGATTATTCCTCCTATGTTCTAGTGATTTTTGTTCGGCTTCCTGCGAACACGTTAAATAAGTCCGTGGGCATCTCTTGTCCAGCTTCAAGACGCTCACGAACTAGTGCTTTGAGGGTCATGGGTTCAACCTTTAACTTCTGGACAGGTTGATATCCATTCCCTACCGCAAGGTCAGCATATTCTGCAGCCTTGTTATCTTCGTTACGACCAAAGGAAACAGTAACCTCATTTTTAATAAGATCACCCAAGCCGTTTTTACGAAGCCAGTTAAATGCTTCTTCCTTCTTTGCTACAGGAATTGAAGCACCGTAGACGGGTTTCACTTCTACAGCGGATCCGTCTGCTAATTTCAATGTAGAGACATTCATTTCAACCATCATAGTTGGAATGACTTCAGATGAAATTACATCTGCCTCTTGTTTAAGTTTTTTTAGATTATCTTCTGCGTCTTTAACTTGATCTTCTAGACTACGAAGTTTTAGAACTTGATCGGATAATGATTTAACATCATTCGTTTGTTCTATAGACTCTGACTTATCTTGTTCAAAGTTTATTTGGTTCATGTTTTCTTCTCCTTGTTTATTTTTTAACTTTCTGCTTTCTTGTAAACAATTATTTTATCAATGTCAATCTTCAATAGCTCCTTTTTCATATAAATTAATTTCAACGGGATAGTAAGTTTTCTCTTGTTTATCCCACTTTAATAAATTAAACTTACCATTCGTTTTATCTGCGACAATTGCGCACGCTACACCAATAATTGCAGGGTCACCTGTAAGTAATAAATAATCTTTTGGTGTATAATTTTCTAAAAGTTTTCTTAATCTAAAGATTAAAGGACCTGGAGATAGCACAATTTGTGAGAATTCAGGTAAACAAACCTTGATTTTACCATACCTTTGAACACCCATAATATTAAATTTAGGTCTTCCAGCTTGTGTACCAGGAAGTTCCTGTATTAAGAACACACTAGGTTCAGGACTTTTAATAGTTTTGTAGTCTAAAGTTTCTTTCGTTGACATATTCTATTTGTTTATATATAAAATAATTAGAAAGATAAAGACTAATATTACTATGAATTATAAGTTTAAAACAAAGCCTTATGAGCATCAAATAACTGCGTTAGAAAAGTCGTGGAATAAGGAAGTATTTGCCTATTTTATGGAGATGGGTACAGGTAAATCTAAAGTTCTTATTGACAATATTTCTATGCTTTATGATAAAGGTAAAATCAATGCAGCTTTAATTGTTGCTCCAAAAGGGGTATATCAAAATTGGTATGACACAGAAGTTCCTGTCCATATGGTTGACCATATTGAAAAGAATATGGTGCTTTGGAAAGCTAATATTAATAAAAAACAACAGTCAAAATTAAGTACTTTGTTTGAAGAAACACACAAACTTAAACTACTGATTATGAACGTAGAGGCTTTTTCTACTAAGAAAGGACTAGACTTTGCTTCTAGTTTCTTGAACAGTCATCAAACATTAATGGCTATTGATGAATCAACTACTATTAAAAACCCAGATGCTAAAAGAACTAAGAATATTGTAGCTCTAGGTAAAGCTGCTAAATACAGAAGAATACTTACAGGTTCACCAGTAACTAAATCTCCATTAGATTTATATAAACAATGTGAATTTTTAGATGAGTTTTTATTAGATCATGCTTCTTATTATTCATTTAGAACAAGGTATGCTGTTATGAAGACAGCTAATTTTGGTGGTCGATCTGTACAAATTGTGGTTGCGTATAGAAATTTAGCAGAATTATCTGAAAAGCTATCACCTTTTTCTTATCGTTGTTTGAAAGAAGATTGTTTAGATTTACCTGATTATACTTACACAAAACGAATCATTCAATTAACACCTGAACAACAAAAGATATATAATCAAATGAAGCAAGTTGCTCTAGCACAACTTGATGGCAAAATGATGACAACACAATCAGCTATGGTTCAGTTAATGCGATTACATCAAATTACTTGTGGCCATTTTACAGCTGATGATGGATCAATTAAAAAAATTAAGAATGATAGATTGTCTACTCTAGTAGATATATTACAAGAAGTAGAAAACAAAGCAGTCATTTGGGCTCACTATAGAAATGATATTGCTTCTATCATTGAAGCTGTTGAAAAAACTTTTGGTAAAGATTCTTATGTAACTTATTATGGTGATACAACAAATGAAGAAAGACAAAATGCTATTAAACAAATCCAAGATCCTAATAGTAAAGTTAGATTTATAATTGGTACTCCTCAAACAGGTGGTTATGGTATTACTTTAACCGGTGCAAATACTATGGTTTACTATGCTAATGGTTATGACTATGAGAAAAGAATTCAATCTGAAGCTAGAATTAATAGAGCAGGCCAAACTAGAAAAATGACTTACATAGATATTATTGCTGAAAAAACTATTGATGAAAAAATAGTAAAAGCACTTCGTAATAAAATGAATATAGCTACTAAAATTACTGGTGATGAATTAAAAGAATGGATCTAAAGTTTTTGTAAGAGAATTAAAATAACACCACCCATACCAGATATAACAGCTCCCATAGATACTAATAATATTCTTTCTACTCTAGTAATTTGTGATTCTAATTGATACATTTTGTCATGAGTTTGTTTCTGCATAATTCTGCAGAGTTTTTCGTGTGATTCTATTTTTTGTAATGCGTTGTCTTTAGCCATTAAAAACTCCCTGAAAAACTTGTTGGATCTGCTGAATATTCTTCCATAGAACTAGCACCATCGAAGTTACCACCTGAATCAGTATTTTCAAATCCAGAATCAGATGTTATATCTAATCTTCCTTTTCTTTGATCTATTAATGTTTGACCTTGTTGTTTAGCAAAGTCAATTGCACTTTCATATCCAGCTGATCTAGCCATAATATTAGGTACACCATATAATGGATTCATAAATAAACCTGCAATGTCTCTAAATCTTATAGGCATTCCTTCGTAAACACCAATACCTTGTTTCATTGGATCTATGATTTGATCATCACTGCTAGATCCTTGGTCCTCGATTATTTTAGGCATGATAGGTGCTGTATAATCCACGGCTGCGATACCTTGATTTATAGGCTGAGGTCTACTTGAGATACCTTGGTCTGCATAAAATTGTAATAATTGATTAATGTCCATATTAATTCTTTTAAGTTAAAAATGTATCGTTTGGAAACGCTACTTTATATCTTGGATCTTGTCCAATGTTTAAAAACCTTTGATTAAAATTTGCTTGTTGATTTTGTACAGCTGCCGTTGTTCCTTGTGTAAGGTTAGGTGTTTGTAAGGTAGCTTGTGGTGCTATTGGAGCTACGGGTTCTATTGTTGTTGGTACAGATCCTGTTTGAGCTCTTGGATTTATAATACTATCAATTGTATTAGTAATAATATCTGGACTTTGACCTAATTCTATTTCTTGTAAGTCACTTCTTATATCTTCAAAAAAATCTACAGCTGTATCAAATTGTGTTTCTACCTTACTAGCTTCCTCTGGATTTTCCTCATATAATCTATCTATAGTAGATTCTAATCTAGCTTCACTTAAATTAGGTGCAATAAATTCTCCATCTAATAATGCAGCAACTCTTTTTTTGTTTCTTAATCGAACACTTATCTTTTCTTCAATATCAGAACTGTCCACACCCATAGCTTCCATGTCTTTAATAGTTTGATACATTCTACTTTGAGTATCATAATTATCTTTTAAATATTCTGTCATATAACCTATTCTATTTTCTACACTTATATTTGGTCTATAAACATTAGATGAAAATTTTTTTCTAATGTTGTCTATATCTTTATTGTATGAAGTTACAATAAAAGGCAAACTATTCATAGGTTTTGCTTCTTCAACACGAAGTCCTGACATTAATGCAGTTAATTCTGTTGCACTGTCATAAGTAGTTCCGTAATCAGTAAAATCTTGAGTAACACCTTTCCATACTCTTCTTGAACTTCTTGAAGCACCTGGTTCTAACTGTGCTATTAAATGACCCAATGATGCATCAATTTTTTCCATTGCAGTATCTTTTTCATAAAAAATAGTTCTACCATCTTTTGTTTTACCACCTCTTAAAGTTAAATCAGCTATTGCTCCAGCTCCAATAGATTCACTTACAAAAGGATCAAAAAACTCTGTAAGAGCACCAGGAGTATCATTTAAAGTATCATAAATTAATGCGTTATATACTATTCGACTTGCGCTTTGATTAGTTAAAGTTCCATTGCCATATGCATTTAGTACAGCATTTATAGGTCTAAGCATTGAATCATAAGGATTAGTGTAAGAAAAATTAAAATATTTAAAATTACCATTTTGATCAGATTCTGTTAATGGAATTAGTGTTGAGTTTTTTTGATAGTCAGGCGCTACAGATCTTTTAAATGCATCCATTTTTTCTTGTGATACTCCTGTAATTTTTTCTGCAGTTTCTGCAATGATAGTACCTGTTCCACCAAACACCGCCGAAGCACCTACAAGTCTTCTTGCTCCCATTTGTCTAATAAATGGATTTGTACTTGTTAATTCTCTTGCACCTATTTCAATTAAATGTGCACTTGTTCTTAATATTTCCGCTGGAAAAGCTACGAAGTTTCCAAGAGGTAAGTTTCTAATATTTTTTATAATAGCAGGTACTTTACTGTAGGTAGGTATTGTATTAGTAACTAAATAAGCAGATATATCTTTTACATCTTTAAAGTTTTGAACTAAATTTTCTTTTTGATTTAATAATGATTGTCGTGTTGCAGGAGTAGCTTTTGCTAAGTCTGCATCTATCTTAGCAATTTTAGCATTAGCTTCTATTAATTCTTCTACAACATCATCTTGTTTTCCAACTGTTCTATACCAATCAATTATATTTTCTCTAACTGCAGCATCTCCTTTTAATCCTTTAGCACTATATTGAAAAGCTTGACCTAATGCATCTTGATAAAAATCATCTGCATATATTTTCCAAACATTGTCACCTCCTTGATATAAATCAAAAGCTTTTTTAACTGTTGGATTTTCCATTAAAGCAGATAAAGTAAATTTACCGTTTTTAGCTTTTTCTAAAACAGTTTTAATTTCATTAACTTCTATGTTTTGATCAACTACTCCTCTTGCTATTCTGTCTTCCATTTTTTTAGCGACATCAGATGCACTTATAAATTTACTTGGAAAAATATCATCAGCCATTAATTTAAAGGCATCTGTTAAACTTACTCTACCTCCAATTAAACCACTAGCTAAAGCAAAAAAAGAAGCTGTTGATACGTTTCTAATTTGTGTCATTGGAGAAAATACTGTTTTACCAATTTGACCTGCTGCTTTAACTGACATCAATGCACTATATAAAGGAATGTCATACATTCTAGATAAATATTCTTCTGTACCTTTAACTGCATTTGCTATTTCAGGAGTAACATATAAACCTGTAGTTCCTTCTCCACTACGTTTGATACCACTGTTAAATAATTTACTTTCAAATAAATCAAAAGTTTTACTTCCAGGATTAAGGTCTGCAGTTACAGCCGTTAAATTATTTGGATTTGTTACACCTGCTGCAGTAGCTTCTTCAATAGATCTAAAAGCATAACCATTTCTTAAACCATTTTCTGCAAACTTATCAAAAAAATCTTTTTTATATATTTGTTTAGCTGTCTGTAAAAAAGTATCTGTAACAGCTGCTCTGTAGTCTTTTAAAGGTTCTAAAAAAGCTTTACTAACTGTTTCAAAGCCTTCACCGTCTAAAGCTTTTCTCATAATATCAGGAACAGATCCTCCTGCTTTTATTAAAGTTCCTTGTGATGTAAACACTTCTACTTCTTTTCCATCTTTTAAAACTTTTTTAGTAATATCTAAAAGCTCACCTTTTTTACTAATTTTAAATGTATTAGCTACTAACTGAAATAAAGATTCTGGACTTCTATTACTCTCAATTAAAGATTTTTGTAATTGAGACATAGTATTGTCAGCTAATAAATCTACAGCTTCTTGTCTACTAATACTTTTTTTCTCCATTAAATCTGAAATTAATTTAGGTTGAGAAGATTCTATTTTAGGAACTGTAAATTTTTTAAAAAAATCTTTTGCTTTATTTACTTTTTGTGGATTAAAAGTATAAGCTTTGTTTTTCATTACACTAAATACTTGTTTTAAATATGCTCCACCACTTTCAACAATACTTGCACCTAGATCTTTAAGAGCATCATCAGTGTTTTCAGATAAAAGTTTTCCGTATCGTAAACTTAAATCATTAATTCTTTCTTTTAATTCTTTAGCATTTTTTTGTGTATTTTTAGGTAGCTTATTTAATATGTCAATAGCTTCATCTGAATCTTTAAATAATTCTTTTCCGTCCTTTGTTGTTTTAACTCTTCTTGCTTGTAAGTAATCATATAATAAATCATTATTTCTTAAATACATTTGATCATCTACAGCTGTAATTGGTTTTGGATATTTTAGTTTTGCAGTTTGTAAATATCTTGGAAGTTCTAAAACATCGGCTCCTTTAGCTATTTCTTTAAATTGGCCATCTATTTGGTTCATTACTTTAACTAAAGTTTTTTCTTCTCCCTGTACTGCGTTTTCAAATTTTCTATACTCTTCCGCTTGACTAGCACTTAAAGCACCATCAGATTTAAATGCATTTTTAACATTGTCTAATTTTTTAAAAAATCTTTCTTTAAAAGGTGCAGTTGGAGCTATACTATAATTTTTCCAATCTTTTGGATCAGGAATATTTAACACTTTTCTTAATCGAGTACTTTGATTTCCTAAAAATTCTGCTGTAGTTCTTGCTCCTTTACCTGCTGTTTCACTACCAATAATTTTACTTAAAGGATTAAACACAGTGTAATCTATTGCTCTTAAAGTTTTACCTCCTACATAACCAACTGCTTTTCCTGCAGGTTTTAATCCATATTTAAAACCTAATGTTCCAGCTACTGGTAATGCTGCAGTCAAGCCACCTCCTAGTAAAGCGCCTTCTGCTCCGAATCTAATTTTTTCTTTAAAAAATTCTGCTGCTTTAAGAGATCCTTCTAATTCATCTCCTTTGTAATCTTCGCCAAAACCCATCGTTTGAGATAATGTTTCTAAATCCCCTGGAGTAGAAACTGCAAAATCAGTAATACCACCAATGCTTCCATAATAACCAGCTCTTTTCGCAAGCTCTGCACTTTTAGCACCTACACTAGGTAAACTACTTAACTTAACAATTTGACTTGCTTTATTTAATTTTAAAACTCCATTAGCTATTTTAATTGCAGCTCCAGCAGGTAAAGCAAATTGACCTAAAATAGAAGTAATGTCTCCTACCTTTGTTTCTGTTTCAGGAGTTATTCTTTCAAAAATATTGTCAATTGCACTAATTAAATTTGTGTTGGCAACATAATCAATTGGCATTGCACCTAATTGAAGTAAACCTTGAACAGCTTGACTGACCCCTTTGATTGCTCCTATAGGTATGTCTGTAATATAATCTATAGCACCTGTTGTTTCAGGTCTAATTTCTTCTTGAGGTTCTGAAAAAACACCTCCAAATAAATCTGTATTTTTTTCCGCCATTTAGCCTCCTATGCTTCAGCAGGTAGTACTAAATTTACTCCATACTTTTGATTAAATTTAACTACATCACCTTGTGTTCTGATGTATGAAAAATCTTGTAATGCTTGATCGCTACTTGATATTAATCTAACAACACCGTCTGTAATTTCTTTTGGTAATCTATTTCTTAAATCTTCAAAAGATAATTTAGATGTCTCTTCTGTAGGAACTTGACCCACTGCTGGTCTAGTAGCCATTGGGTTTTCTGTACCTAAAGCATAACCAATTCTACCACCGTCTTTTTTAAATTCTAAAATTCCAGCCTCAGCTAATACTTTATCTAATTCAAAAAGTCTATTTCTAGCTTCAGGAACATATAATAAAAGCTCTCTAGAATTTTTTAAGTCACTTAAATCTTTTTGATAATTAGGATCGCTTTTAGGTTTATTTATTATTCTATAAATATCTTTATTATAAGCGTTTAGTTGCTCTGCTGTTTGACGTGGATCAAATCTTGTTTGTTTTGGACTTAGCATATTAATCACACTTTGTTTTGAAGCTAAATCTTTTAAAGCTTTATTACGTACTTTTTCTGGCAGTTTTGTATTTTCTGAAATAGCTTTAAGTTTAGACATTTCTTCAAATTGTTTTTCTGAAAATCCTTTTTTGCCTGCTGCTATTTTTGCAAGATCTTTTTGTGTAGCACCTTTGTAAGCTAATAATGCTTTTTCTCTATCTCGAGCTGATTTACCTTTAGCAAGTTTCATTCCCTCTGTTCCAGCAATATCTAATTTATCTGAAAGAGTTTCTCCCTTCATTGCTTTCGCAATTAAAAAAGCCTTCTCTGAAGTAGATACATTATCAGGTAGTATTTTATCTAATATTTTTTTCTCATCTTCAACAGAACTTAAAATATCTGATTCAGTATATTTAGCATCTTTTTCTGCAGCCGCTTTAGCTTTAGCTATTGCTGCTTTTTCTTTTGCTTCTTCTTCTTTTGCTAGTGCGTTAAAATCTGTTAATTCATCTTCACCTGCAAATTGTGCGGGATCTCCTCTCATATCAGTACCGGGAATGTTTATTTTTTCATTTATTCTACGAGGTCTATCTTCAGTTCTTCCCATAAATTTAGGATATGTTCCTGTTTCAGGATCTAAGAAAAATGCGTCTGTAAAATTGATAGGCCTTGGATCAGATTCAGCTGCTTTTTTTCTAGCCTTTTCATATTGTATATAATCATCTTGACTAGCTGTTTCATCTAATGGAGGATTATCTTTCATAAATTTTAATTCACCATAAGTTTTAGGTCTATTCATATAAGATAAAAATGCAGGTCCTGATGCTACACCTGTTATACCCGCACCTAAAGATCCGTATCTTATATTTTTTAAATTTTGAAATGTAGTAGGAGGAGCTTGATTTATAACAGCAGGTAAATTACTTGATGGAACGTAGCTACTTCCTTGTAAAGTAAAATTAGGTTTCATACTAACAGGAGTTCCACCTCCACCTCCTAAATTAATATTATACGAAGTTCCAATAGGGTTTTGAAAACCT